ACTTTTTTTATTTATCTTACTACAAAATATTAGTAAAAAAGTTACAGTAAAGGTTAAAATTAAACTGGGAATTAATCCCAGCTCAATTTTCAATATGGAAGTAGTTTTAGTTTGATAGTACAAATATACAACAATTTTTCTCAATCTCCAAATAATTTAAGCATTATTTTTAATAAATTTTTGGTCAAAATTCTAACTCACTAAAACTTAGTAGTTTATCTGATTCATATAAATCTAATGCCGATGGTTCCATATAGTAGATTTCAAAACATCTATCAAAAGAGCCTAAGTATTGTCTCTTTCCCTTAGATACATTATATTTATTTTCTAAAGTTTGAACTACTATATTTCCGCCTTTATTTTGATTATATCCATTATTTAGGGAATTATATTTAGATATATAATATATTTCAAGATTATTTAGCTTTATAATTAAATCGTCTAAATTATCATCTAATTCCTCTAATATTTCTCATTTAAAATTATCTATTCCGTATTTTCTAAAAGCATTATATAATGGATAATTATAGGCTTTATTACTTGGATCTGTACTTACAAACTTATGTTTATTTCATCTTTTGTTAATATTAGTTCTAGTTTGACCAATATAACACTTATTATTTATTGTATTCGTTATTTTATAAATATACCCTTTCATAGTTTATTATTTTCATATTGCAAATATATGAATAATTTTTTAATTATGCAAGAAAAATAAATGAAAAAATATTTGGAAATATGAATTTTTTGTTGTATATTTGTACTATGAAAGTAAGACATAATATTAACAATTAAACTTTATAAATTATGAAAACTAAACAAATTGAAGCACTTGAATATTTTCTTGATATATTAGATGGTAAGATTACTGAAGATGGTTCTATTGAGAAAGCTCAAGAATTATGTAATGAGGCATTAAAGGAGATTGAAACCAATGAAAAGGTAAAGAAATCCTCTTGGTTTTTTGGTTTAGGTATTTCTTTCTAATATATTTAATTATGAAAAAGATAAATAAAATATTAGCTGGATTATTAGTACTTAGCTTTATTATAGCTGGTATTAGAGTATATAATGCTTATGGAGACTACCAAACTAAAACATTTGAGCTTAGATTAGAACAGGCAGAACTTCAGCATAAATTAGACTCTGTAATGTGGTATAATCCTGGAAGTTCAGAAGTATCTGAATTATATGAACAGTATTGTGATGTAACCTTAAAAATTCATAATGTAAGATAATGAAAACAGATATAAGAAGTTTAGTCTTTATAAAGAATCTATTTAAAGATAAATATAATATAGAAATAGAATGATGTAAAGACGATTATTCCAGATATGATGGAACATTTACTTGGAATAATATAGACTATATAATTGAAGTTAAAAGGAGAAGATTTAAATCAGATAAATATCCAACTACAATTATAAACAGGGATAAATTTGATATGCTATCAAGAAATAATTCTATATTAGTAATAATATTTGATGATGGAGTATATATATTTAAAGATATAAAACAAGCCTTTATAAAGGATTCTATGAAATATGGTTGTTCTACAACAGATTTTGGAGGAACTTATGGCTATTCATTAAAAACAGAGTTGTCTTTAAAGAAAGCCATTAAGATAGATGTAAATACAGAATTTAGTAATTATATAGCAAATGATAGCCTATAAAAGAATACTTAATTTTGAAAACTACCAAATTGGAACTGATGGCTCAATATGAAGTTTAAGAGCATCAGTTCCAAAGAGGTTAAAACCTCAAGTAAAAACTAATGGGTACTTTACAGTAACATTATATAATAAAAATTTGAAAAAGAAGTGTTATATACATAGATTAGTAGCTGAAACTTTTATATCTAATCCGAATAACTATCCTTGTATAAATCATAAGGATGAAAATAAATCAAATAATAATGTAAGTAATTTAGAATGGTGTACTTATAATTATAATAATAATTATGGAACTCATAATCTGCGAGCTGGATATAGTCATAAGAAACCAATACTGCAATTACTAAATGGAATAGTTATTAAAAGATGGGATTCAGCAATAGATGCTGAGAGAGAACTAAATATACAATCTAGAAATATTGTAAAGGTTCTTAAAGGGCAGCGAAAAACAGCAGGAGGATATATGTGAACATATGAGTAATAACGAAATTGTAGAAAAGTACTATCCATTTATTATGGAACTTAAGCAAAAATTTGGTGCAGATGATGACTGTGTTCAAATGATTTTTGTAGAAATACTAGAGTATTCAAATCCAAAATTAAATCAGCTTGATAGCAAAAATGAATTGAAATTTTGGATTACAAGATTATTTAAGAATTATTGGTTTAGTAAAACAAGTAGATATTACTATACCTATAAGAAATATTATGAGATTGTTAAAGAACCACTTGAACAACAAAATGACGAATTGGAGGATTGATTAAATGAAACGGAAGATTAATATTGACGATTTACTTACTGAGTATGAAATAGACTATAGTATGTTTACAAATATGGATGATAGACTATTAAGTATATATCCAAAATGACTTGAGCTTAATAAGGCAGATAAGACAGTAATCATATTATATGCTGAATATCACAGTTATAGAGAAGTGGGAAAAATATTGGGAATTAGTCATACTACAATTCAAAGATTTATTAAACAAATAAGAGAGAGATTATGTTAGAATTATTTATAATAGCAGTAATAATAGTCTTTATAATTGATTTATCTGGGGCTTTGGATAGTTTTAAACATAGTATTTGAAAAAGACTATTTAAAGGTATGCCTTATAAAGAAGATTGAAGACTAAAACCTTTAGATTGCAGTTTATGTATGACTTGGTGAATTGGATTAATATATATTCTTATTACAAGTCAATTTTCAATTTTAATGGTTGGATATATTGCACTATTAGCATTTATGACTCCAATTATTAAAGATATTATGATATTATTAAAAGATGCATCTACTAAGCTGATAGATGTTATATACAAACTTATTGATTAAAAATTATATTTTATGGAAACAGAAGTTATTTATCACTACAAGAATGGAAAGTTAATTTCTATATTTACTTATACTAAAAAGTGCTAATTATGAAACAATTAACAGAAGAGCAGTTTAAATATTTAAGAGGATTTGAAGATAGATTTGTAACTGCAACTAAGTCTAATTATTGCAGAAATGTACAAAAGCAGGATGTAATTAAGCTTAAAGAGATTTATGAATGTTTAATTGAACAAGAATATAGAATGAGCGTAGCTTGTGCTACTTGTATACTTAATCTTATAAAGAGGATTGCCCCAATCTATTTTGAATATCAAGAAAAACTAAAGGAAAATGAAAGTAAAGAATCAGGAACTGCCGAAGAAAACAGGGAGGCCAAGAAAGGAAGAGGTAAAAGAGAATCAAATAGACGAAGTAAAGACTAAATATCTTTATGCTGCAAGGTTATTTAACAAAGGATGGTCAAGGAATAAAGTAAGTGAAGAACTTCAAAGTAAATATAATGTAAGCCAATCAACGGCTGCAAGATATATTGGAGAAGCTTATAAGATAATTGCTGAAAAGAATGATAACCTTATAAAAAATCTTAGACATATACAATTATCAAGATTGGAATCATTACTGGATACTGCTATTAGTAAGGGAGATATTAGAGCTGCAAATGAGATTATTAAGACTATAAATAGTATGTTTGGATTAAATCAACCTGAGACTATTGTAGCTATTCAGAATAATGAAGTCCAGTTTAAATTTGGAGATCCAATTAACAATGACAAAAATATATAAAGGATATAGCCCATTTATCTATCAATTAAAGGTACATACTGCTTTAGAGCACTCTTATAGGTCTGGAAAAATATTTACTGTAAAAGCAAAGAGACAATGTGGTAAATCCTTTATGGCAGAAAATGAACTATTACGATTTTCAATTAACTATCCTGGAAGTATTAGCTGTATTGTTGAACCAACTCTTACTAACTCCAGAAAGATATTTAAAGAGTTAGTAAAGGCATTAGATGGCACAGATATTATTAAGAAAAAGAATGAATCTTTGCTTGAGATTGAATTTACTAATGGGAGTGAAATACTATTTAAATCTGCTGAGCAAAAAGATTCATTACGAGGATTTACAGTTAGTGGAATATTAGTAATTGACGAAGCAGCTTATATATCAGATGAAGTATACGAAATTTTAACACCTATCGCTGATGTATGGAATGCTCCAATACTTATAATTAGTACTCCAAGGTTTAGAGAAGGATTCTTTTATGAATGCTTTAAAAAAGGCTTTGATGGTAATTTTAGTAAATATTATCAATCCTTTGATTGAGCATTAGAAGATACTTCTATGCTGTTAAGTGAGGATAAACTTGAAATGTATCGCCTTACAACCTCCAAAAATAAATTTAGAACTGAATATCTTGGAGAGTTTGCAGATGATGATGGTTGCCTATTTAATAATATAGCTAACTGTATAATTGATAAAAAACCTGAATATCATAATCTCTATATTGGAGTTGACTGGGCTACTGGTTCTGGTAAAGACTATACTTGTATTACAGCTTTAAATGAAAATGGGCAGATGGTCTTTATAAAGTATTTTAACGACAAAACTCCAACAGAACAAGTTGATTTACTGACAAATATATTTACTGAGTATCAGGGATTTATAAAGATAGTTCAAGTTGAACAAAACTCAATAGGTTCAGTGTTTTATGATATTCTTGTAAAAAGGAATCCTAAATTACGGATAGTTAAGTTTTTAACTACTAATAAGTCTAAAGCAGCTATTGTAAATAAGCTTCAAGCTGCTTTGGAGAATGAAAAGATAGGATTATTAAAAGATGATAAACTTTTAAATGAGTTAAGACTATATGAAGCTTCATATAATCCAAAAACTGGAAATGTTAGTTATAATGCTCCATCTGGATTTAATGATGATACAGTAATTTCATTAATGCTAGCCTATGACTCATTAAATACAACTAAAGGACATTATAATATTAAATTTAAATAGTATGATAAAATCTTGGAATGAAATGAATTTATCTCATTATAAAAGACTGTTTGAGATAATACGAAAAGACTGGGAAAATGAATTAGATATGAATTTAGCTATGGTATCTGTACTTAGTGATATACCTATAGAAGATATAACTAATATGGAAGTAAACAAGCTACAAGAGTTTATAAATAATCTTAAATTTATAGAGACCCCCTATAAGCCAAAAACTCCAGAAACTACTTATAATATTGGTAATAAAGAATATAAAGTCTTTTTTAATGTTAATAAGATGACGGCCAGTCAATATATTGACTTTCAGAATTTTTATAAGCAGTATGATGATTTTATGCCTAATCTAGCAGCTTGTTTCTTGCTACCTAATGGAAAGAAGTATGGAGAAGATTATGACCCTATTGATGAGGCAGAATTCTTAAATACTCATCTAACAATAGATATATTTTCAGACATAATGTTTTTTTTTGTAAACTTATTGCAAGTATCAACGCTGAGTACCCTACACTCTTCGGAAAGGGAGATGAAGAAGAGACTAAGGAAAACAAGGGACAAACTGGAAAGGAGGAAACTTCTGAAGAGCTTAATACAGACGAGACGATTAATCCTTTTACTCAAAAATGAAGCTGAATTATCTGAATAGATAAGGTAAGTGAAGTTACCAGATTTAATTGGCATCAGATATATGATATGCAGATTAAAGAGTTCCTGAATCTTATATGCTATGTTATAGATAAAGCTAATGAAGAAAATAGACAGATTGAAGAATGAAAAAGAAAACATTAACTGTAACCTTTTTACTCATATTTGGTACTAAGATAATATAAAAAAGTTACATATAAAATAGGGAGTAAACCTCCCTATTTTCATTAGCTACTAATATATAAAATAATATATTTTAACAAAAATGAATATTCAAGAATTAAAGTTCTCAAATTTAAGTGAGCTATTAAGGAAGTGAGGAGATCTTATAATTTCTCTTTATAGACAGGAATTAGTTAAAACCAGATCTGATGACACTGGAGCATTAGGTAATAGTTTAAACTATATAGTTGAGACTCAAGATGGAGAATATGAGGTTAATTTTAGCTTATTAGATTATTGAGAATATGTTGAAGAAGGCAGAGCTGCTGGTAAATTTCCTCCATTATCTGATATAAAGAGTTGGATTAAAACTAAGCCAGTAATTCCAAGACCTTATAATGGCAAGTTACCTACTGTAGATCAACTTGCATATTTAATTGGAAGAAAGATACATCTTCAAGGAACTCAAGGAAAATATCCACTTGCTAATACTATAGAATATATAGAGAACAACTATATGGAACTTCTTGATGATGCTATAACTAAAGACTTACAAGGACAAGTAGATTATTATTTATTTAAAGACTTTTAAAAATGACATTTATACCAAGTAAATTAGGAATACCAAGAAGTACAGGAACATATCCTGTTAAATGGGAAAATCCAGGATGAGGTCTTACAGGAGTATATGATTATTGGCTATGAGGAGATGACTATTCAGAAGAGGGTCCATTAGATGTTACTATTTCTAATGCAAGTACAAGTGGTTGTACTATTAACTTTACAAATCCCTCAACTATTACAACAGACTCTTCTACAATATTTAGATTATACCCAAAAGGACTGACTACTGTTCAATTAGAAGATACTATGCCAGTTTATCTTCATAGTCAAGCTCCTGGATATTATCCTGCAAATGGCAGTATAACAGTGCCCAATACTGGAGGTACCTATACTGTTGAATATATATTAAATAGAGCAGATATTATTAAATGAACTTGTGATGTAGTAAATGCTACTGCTTTAGTGAGTGTTGAGGTATTAGAATGGGATTCTTGCTCTATTAAGTTTAAATTCACAGTAAGAGCTAATACTCAATGAAATACAGATTTAATTGGAACTATTCAATTAGGAGCTTATTATGATACTAATAAATTTATTAGTTATAGTTACGGCTTTAAAATTGAAAAAAGTAATACTCCAGAAGATTTAAAGCTAATAGTAACTCCTTCATCTGGAACTTATGGAGCATCTGCTTTTGTTACTGAAGAATTCCATTTAAGTACAACTAAAGCAGAAGAAACAATTACCTCATTTAATGTTACCTGCCCTCAAGCTAGTAATATTAAAAAGGATATTGTTGATAACTATTTTGTATTAACTGTTCCAGAGAATAAAACTACTAATAATTTAGAGTTTAGTGCAATGGTTACTGCAACAACTTCTGGAGGTTATACTCTTGAAGCTACAGTTCCAATTAAACAAGCTGCAACATCTTTAGTGATTCCTAATACTAATTATGAAGTAAGTTGAACTGCATCTACATTAAATATAATTGGTACAGGCTCAAATAACTTAGATGATGTTGTATTTAGTATTCCTGTAGGTTGGATTAGTGGTCAGAAGTTCTCTGTGAATCCTCAAGGTGTAGCAACTATTAGTTTGAACATTGCAGAAAATTCAGGTTTATCTTCTAGACAAGCAACTATTGGAGTATCTGTTATAAAGAATAGTTCAAGTATTATTAATTTATCTATTAATATTACACAATCTGTTAAATCTGATATATCTCCTATTTGGAAAGATTATGTTTGGGAAGAAATTATCAGTTCTGATTTTATTGAATATCATCTAGATTATGCAGGAGAAATGGTTTATGCTGGCAAGGCTTATAAATATCCTGAAACAGATAGAGTAGAGTTTCTATTAAATAATGTAGCTGAAAATTATCTATCTAACGGTATTATATTTAATACTTCTAAAACTATAATATCTCCAGAATATTTGAAACCATTTACTTTGATAACATCTAGTGGAAATGAAAAACCAATTACTTTCTTCAATGACTGGAGTTATAAAGATAGAGATCTAACTAAAGGCACTATGTTAAGTGATCCTATTACTGGTTTAGTTGATCCAAGGCAGTATTTAGTATCAAGTTGAATTCTACCAACTGGAACTGGAGTTATTAATAGATTCTTTTATATAGATGGAGTACAATCTGCTATGGATATTAGTTTAAATTCTGGAATTAATGGATATACATATACAGAAGATTTAAGTAATAAATTATGGCCTTGTGGAAGCTATTTAATAGTAGGATTTGTAGAAGGTGGAAATATTAGTGATAGACAGATTAGATATGATATAGATACTACAGGTAAAGATTATGTGTTATATTATACTAATTCAGCAGGTGGATGAGATTCATTACTTGTTGAGGGTAATGTTAAAAAGAATGATGAGATTAAATCTGAAACATATACTCGTAAGGTATTAAATACATCACAAGAGTTTGCAAGAAATAAGTATTTGAATACTATAACTTCAAGCTGGGTTCTTTATACTGGTTATTTAAATGATATTCAAGCTTCTAAGATGTTTAATCTAATTGAGAGTACCAAAGTATATTTGCATAATCTTAAAGATAATACTATCACTCCAGTATTGATTACAGATACAAATTGTGAATATAAAACTTATACTAATCAAGGTAAAAACAAGTTCTATTATACAATTAATGTAGAAGCTTCTCAAGATACTTATCGTAAATAATTATGAGAAAGAATATTAAATTATTTATTGCAAATAAAGAGGTTGACTGTAGTGAGGGAATTAGTCTTCCTATGACATATACTGTTGAGGATTTCCAAAACCCCACTATAGTCAAGAACTCGTTTAGTAAGACGATTTCTATACCTGGTACCAAAAATAATAATAAGATATTTGGAGAGATTTATAAGTTAGATAGATTTCTCCATATAAAAGAAGGTAATTTCTCTGGAGTATATTTTGATCCTTCAAAACGAGTTGATTTTGGAATTTATAATAATGGCTATTTAGTTGAATCTGGATATATGCAATTAAATAGTATATCTATAAAACAAGCTATTATTACTTATAATATTACTTTATATGGAGGATTAGGAGATTTCTTTTATGGTCTTAAATATAAAGAAGATGGTACTATTAGGACTCTTGCTGATTTACAATACTTTGTAACTGATGAAGATGGAAATACACTTCCTGCTGATACTGAACTTAATTTTTATATTAACAAAGATTTTGTAAATACTTGTTTTGACTGAAGTAAAACGAATGAAGGAAGTCAAATATATGATTATTTGACATTTATTCCAGCATATAATGGTTTATATGAAGATTTTGATAATGAAAGTTGTTTAATAAATACTAATGAAAATAGTATATTTCCTACTAGTAAGACAGATTCAGGAGTTACATATACACCTTATAATGGGTATGGATTAGCTAAATTAAATAGAGCATATACAGAATGGGAGATGAGAGATCTTAGAAGTTATATGCAAAGGCCAGCTTTAAAATTGAGTAAGTTAATTGAAACTATCTGTAGAAAAGAGAATTCTGGATATGATGTAGTATTTGATCCTTCATTTTTTAATTGAAATAATCCGTATTGAAGTAAATCCTTTGTAGCTTTACCTTTATTATCTAATCTAGTAAGTGACGAAGAAGATGTAACAGAATCTGGCTTTTTAGTAGAAGATAGTAAATATAATTATCAGGTAGGTATAAATAAAGGAGAATCTACATCAAGTCCTTTAAAATTATCCATTGCATCACCTGATATTGTTTACGATTCTGGAATAATTGATTTAAGTGAGGCTGGATTTAGAAAAAGCCTTTCTACAACTTTTTATTTTAAGTTAAAGTTTAATCGAACTGCAGGAAATGTTGGGGATAGATATTTTTTTGGATTTAGAAGGTATTTTAGCTCCTCTGCTCCTCCTTTTTATTCAGCATATAGAGGATACGCTGATGTTTGGCTAACAATTACTAATGAAGTAGATGATACTATTTATACTTCTGAAATACATAGATTTACAAATTCAGGAACCTACTCAAATCCTATAGCTAATGGGGTTAATCATTTTGGGTATTTTCAAAATAATGTATTTTATGATACTTCTTCATTAACTAATGATTTTGTTATTAATATTACAAATTTTAAAATTCCAATTAATAAAATTAAAATTAAACTTAATGTTGTATGATCTACTGGAAATAGTGTTAGACCTACTGGATTATTAAGTGAAGTAATAGAAAGAGGAGAGGATTACCAAGCTATTCCAAAAGGAGATCTTATAGTAGATCTTACTTCTCCCATTGAAATTACTACTTCTACAGAGGTACTTCAAAGTAATGCATTATTAACTAAAAAATTATTATTAAAAACAGAACAATCTCCTGCTGATTACTTATTGAGTTATGCAAAACTATTTGGGTTATATTTTACAAAAGATATTGATAGTAAAACAATTAGAATATATACTAGAAATAATTTCTTTAAGAATATAATCTCTGATTGGAGTAAGAGAATAGATTATTCTAAAGATTTCAATGTAAATCCAATATTATTTGATAAGAAGTGATATAGAATGAGTTCTGAAGGTCCAGAAACTTATTTTTATAAAAAATACAATAAGGAATATTCTATATTATATGGTCAACAAAGATTAAATACTGGTTATAATTTTAATTCTGAAACAACTGAACTGTATAGTGATAATATATATGAAAATATAGTTTCTGCAAGATGGAGAAATAAATATTTTAGAAATTTTTACAATTCTTCTTCCCTTGTAGTTCCTGCATTTATGAATGATAATATTACCTATACATTATTTAATAATAGCACTACTGAACTTAAGACTATAGATCAAGAGTTATACGGAGCTAATTTTATAGATCCCTCTAAAACCACAGAATGATATAAAATCGCAGGTAATGATATATTTGCCAAAAATGTATTTTTCTCAATTGATGGTAATGAGGAATCTTTAGAGGATATCTCTCAATCCCTAGTATTCTTTAACGGTAATGTTCCTTTAACTGATGTAAAAGGAAATGAAGTAACATATTGAATTACAGATGATCTTACAGAAATGAACATATTAAATGATCAGGAAATGTGTTATATATCTACTAAAAGTGAGAAAGATATTAGGGGGAATAAAATTGCTATAAAGAGAACTGTATTACCTCAATTTACAAGGTATACCGTTTCGTCCTCTAATGTTACTGCTTCTTGAGATTTTGGATTACCACAAGAGATTTATATTGATGATATAACTTATAATATCGGAAGTACTATTTATAGTAGATTCTGAAGTGAATTTTATAATGATCAATTTGATGTAAATACTAAAAAAGTTACCTGCTTTGTAAGATTGGATGATTTAGATGTTAAGTATGATTTACTTAGACAATTCTATTATTTTGAAGATTCTTACTGGGTACTTAATAAGATTGACGCTTATGATATTAATTCAGATTCTACAGTTAGATGTGAATTTATTAAAGTTCAAAATATTAATAGTTATTTAGCTGGAGTTCAAAATCTAGGTGAATATATATCATTTGATGATTCAGATCCAGTTGTAGATTATAAAGCTGGGACTAAAAAGATTACAGTTACTTCTAATATTCCTTGAGAATTAGGATGATATAGTCCAAATGAAATTGTAAGCATTACACCTGAATCTGGGCAACCTGGAGAAACAGAATTAACAGTTACTTATAATGAGAATACTAAATATGACCAAAGAAGTTTCTACTTTAGTCTTTATAAACAAGGAGGCGTAGATGGTCCTAAATGTATGTTTACTCAAACTCCAGACCCAAATAAAGCTGTTCTTATTACAGGCAAATTAGAAACTCCAAGTGGCACTATACCAACTGGGGTAAATCAGATACTTACAGAAAACGATAACTTCTTGAATGTGGCTTATATGCAGGATAATGGAAATTATAGAATATATGCTCAAAAAGGTGTTCAGTTTAAATTTGAAGTGACTGATGAACCTACAGGAACAGTTAAATATACAGAGAATTTAACACTAACAGAAGATACTGTTAAAAATATTACAATCTAATGGCACAAACAGAAATTAAAAAGGTTATTAGTATTGATACTAAGTCAAGTAATAAGTCAATAAACTCTTTAAAGAAAGATATTGATGCATTAACTAATTCGCTGAATGATTTAGAGATTGGTACTAAGGAATATAATGAAACTCTTTCATTACTTGGTAAGAGACAATCAGAATTCAATAAAATTAATGAGCAGATAGCAAGATCTTCAAGAACTACTGCTCAAAGGTTTGAAAGTGTAGCTAAAATATCCACTGGTTTGGCCAGTGGATATGGAGCTGCAACAGCTGCCATTACTTTATTTGGGAAAGAATCTGAAGATTTAACTAAAGTAATGGTTAAGTTACAGTCATCTATTGCATTAGTACAAGGTATTGGAGGTATAAAAGATTTATTAGAAGAATTGCCTACTTTAGGTAATTGGTTTAAGAAATTAACTGATTTTATCTCTCCATTTAATACAGGGTTGAATAATGCTGCCAAAAATCTTAATCAGATTGATGCATCTAAGCTTAATGGCATTGGCACATCTGTTGGTAATGTTGGAACTGAATTAGGTAATATCTCTAAAGTAGTCAAGGATTTAGAAGGCACCAATATTAATTTTAAAGGAGGTATGATTCAAGGAGTAATGGGCACTCCTGCTGAAATATCTGCTACTAATAAGAGTGTATCTAATACGATTCCGATTATAGGTAAATTAGGAGAAACTGCAAAAAAGTCCTTTGAAGAAGTAAAACCTACATTTACTACAGTTGCTGAATTTTTAAAGGAAGCAGCAAAAGAGACTGGAACTCCAGCAGAGAGAATGCAGAAAGCTGCTAAACGTTTAGGTGTAGATCTTAATGAATTAAAGGAAAATGTAGAAAAAGGCATTCCAACTTTGCGAAAAGGAGCAGAGGCTCAGAAAGCAATGGCTGAAGCTTCAGAACAAGCTGCTTCTGGAGTAGGTAAAGTTAAAACTGCACTTAAAACTATTGGTAATGTAACTGTATGAATTGCATTAGCTACAGCTATTGGAGTAGCTATTAATAAGATAATAGAGTATATATCCTCAATAAAATCAGCTGAAAAGGAGGCTGCTGAATTTAGAAAGTCTATTACAGATACTACTAATCAGATTGCTTCTAAATCTATAGCTATCTTTAGAGAGTTACAAATAGCTTACGAAAGGGTTGGAGATTCTGCAGATGCTAAGCGTAAGTTTATAGAGCAATATTCCGATAAGATTAAAGAGACTGGTTTAAATATCACTAATGTAAAGACTGCAGAAGATGCGTTTGTAAATAATACAGGCAATTATGTAGAAGCCTTAGAAGCAAGAGCTAAAGCACAAGCTATTGAACAGGCTGCAATTAAACTTTATGAGGAGTATTTAAACAAACGTACTGAACTGGAGAATCAAATTTCTGATACAAGCTTTGGAGAGGCATCTGCTTGGCAGGCTTTTAAAGCTACAGCAATGTTCTGAAAAGATTATTCAAATACAATTTATGAGTATACAAAGCAAAATAAAGAGAATACTTATAAACAGTTGGATGATTTAAATAAAGACATTGAGAAAAGGCTTAGAAAGCTATTTGAGGATGTAGCAGATACTAATAAAAAGTATGGTGGATTCTTTAATATTCCAACTATTACAAAGAACACTACTGAAGCTAAGAAGGTAATTAATGAATTTGATGAATGGCTTCAAAAGAGATTAGAGGATAAAGACCCAGTAGATGAACTTGAAGATGAATATATTAGACTATTAGCATTAGCTATTAAGTATAATAGGGGAATTGAAGAGGTAGAAGCTTGGCATCAGGAAGAGCTTAAAAAGATTAGAGATAAAGCTAGAGCTGATGAAGAAGCTAAGCGTAAGGAAGATGCAGATAAAGCTTGGAATGATCTACAGTCTGAATTAAAAAGGATTAGAGATTTATCTTCTACAAGTAATTTGAGAGAGCCAAGAGAGCAGACCTTTCAGACTACTTATACTCAAGGTATATCGAAAGCATTTGGATTGGCTGGAGATTATGAAGGGACTGGTTATAAATTTACATATCAGAGTAGAGAGGACTTAGAGAATCAATACAATGCTCAAATTGAATACAATAACAACTTACTCTCATTAACTCAAGGTAGAATAGAGCAAGAGAATGCCTTATTAAATCAGCAATTAATGAATGAACAATTAACTGCTGAACAAAAAGAGGAAATTCAAAGAACTCTTACTGAGAATAATATGGCCTTATCAGATGCTCAATTAGCTAATGAACAGGCAAATACTCAGGCTTATCAAAATCTTCAAAAAGCAAGACAGCAAGCTTTACAGGGAACTTTATCTGTAGCTTCAAGCATTGCAGGAAGTATGGCAAGTATTTGGGGAGAAGAGAGTAAAGTTGGAAAAGGATTTGCTACTGCACAAGCTTTAATTGACACTTATTCAGCAGCAAATAGCGCATACTCTGCTATGGCAGGAATTCCTATTGTAGGTCCTGCTTTAGGTATTGCTGCAGCTGCAGCCGCAGTAGTTGCAGGTATTGCAAATGTTAAAAAGATTTGAGAAGTAGATGAATCAGGTGCAAGTGGAGTGAGTGGAGCATCTGCAGCAGTGGCAGCACCAGCTGCTTTAAATACAGCTCCTGTTGAATATACTCGAAACTTACTTGGAGATAAAGAAACTGACCTTTTAAATGAACCTGTTAAGTGTTATGTTGTTGAATCTGACATTACTTCAGCTCAAACTAAGGTAGCAGTTACTGAATCTAATGCTTCATTCTAAAAATATTTAGTGTAACTTTTTTATTCTTATTAACTACAAAATATGAGTAAAAAGGTTACATTAGATATTCTAAAAATATTACAAATTTATAAAGTGCTATATATTAATAAAAATGGAAATTACTTATAATGATCTTCCATTATTTCAGGCAGTGATTACTGATGATTGTGATGGAATAGAATATGTTGCTTTAACAAGTAAACCAGCTACACAAGTTAACTGGGTTGCTTTTAGTAATTCTCAGAAGTTCTCGATGGATGAAGATAAGCATTTAGTAACATCTTGCTTAATGTTAAGTGATACTCCAATTTTCAGACGAGATGAGAAACTCGGAGAATACTACATACAGTATGATAAGGAAACTCTTCGTAAAATGGCAGAGAAGATGCTGTATGATAAGAGAACTACAGATGTAAATATTGAACATTTAGAAGATTCTGATTTAAATGGAATTACTCTACAAGAAATCTATGTAAAGGATATTAATAGAGGAATATCTCCAGTTGAATTCCAGGATGTTCCTGATGGTTCTTTATTTGCCACTTATAAAGTAGATAATCAAGTTATTTGAGATGCAATTAAAGCTGGTAAGTTTAAAGGGTTCTCAATTGAAGGTTTATTTACTTTAGAGAGAAAGTCTGATGAATATGACGAAATAAAAGAGATCCTTAATATGATTAAGAAGATAAAAAGAGTTAAACATTAAAATTATTAATTAAATGAGCAAATTCACAAGAATCAAGCTTGAATTGGCTAAAATGCTTGCAAAGTTCAGTGATATTAAAACTGATAAGGCAGTACTTACTTGGGATTCAGATGAAGACTTACGCGCTGGTATGGATGTATATGTTCAGGATGAGAACGGAGAATACAAACCTGCTGAGGATGGTGAGTATGTAACTGAGGATGGAAAGACGATTGTTGTTAAAGACGGTAAAGTAGAGTCTGTAACTGATCCTAAAGCTGAGGTTGATCCAGAAGAAGCAGCTAAAGCAGAAGTTGATGCTGCTTGTGGAAAACGCAAGGTAGAAACTGCTGAAGAGCCAGTTGATCCTGAAGTAGCTACTGATGGTGACAAAGAAACTGTAACTGATGCAATTGATGCAATTCATCGCGAAATTAATGAGCTTTATGACATTGTTGATAAGCTTGTTAAGAAAGTAGCTGAATTAGAGGGTAAATCTGAAGCTACAGAAAAGACGGTTGAAAAGATGAGCAAAATGAGTGCTGCATTTTCAGCTGAGGAACAGATAGAAGGCAAAGCTTCAATAATGACTGGTAATCCTGTTATTGATAAAAAGCTTAAAAACTTTATTGGTTAATTATTAAATTATTTATAAAATTATGGCAAATAGTCCTGTAATGACTAGTCTTACTGCTTATGTAGAGCAGAGACGTCTTCCTCTTATTAAAGAGGCTGTATTAAAGGCTAAGAGTGCTTCGTTGTTCAATCTTCAAACTGACATCAAAACTAGTGCTGCTCTTAACCTGTTATCAACTGCTATTCAGTTTGGCGATGGCCTAGCTTGTGGTTGGGATGAAGCTGGAACTCAGACTCTTTCTCAGAGAATTCTGGCTACTGGTAATATTAAGATCAATATGGCATATTGTGATAAAGAGATGCTTAAATACTGGACTCAGTATCAAGTACGAGTAGCTGCTGGTCAGAAGACGCTTCCTTTTGAAGAGGATTTCGTAAATGCAGTAGTTGAGAATGTTAAGGCTGCTATTGAGACTGCTATTTGGCAGGGTGATACTGATTCTGAAACAAATAACCTGAAGTATTTTGATGGTCTGTTAAAGATCCTTGGTGCTGCTGATGGGGTTGTTGATGTAGAAATTACTGGAGCATCTGCTTATGATGACATTATGGCTGTTTATAACGCTATTCCTGAGAAGGTTCTGGATGGTGCTTCTATCTTAGTTGGCAGTGATACTTTCCGTAAATTTATCCAGGAGTTAGTTGCTAAGAACTACTACCACTATAGTGGTGAGAATCTTAATGGTGAGATTATGCTTCCTGGTTCGCAGGTTAAAGTAATCGCTGTTAATGGTCTTAATGGAACTGATAAGATTGTTGCTGGTCAGTTAGATAAGAACTTCTTCTATGGTTGCGATATGATGAACGATGAAGAGAAGTTTGAATTGTGGTATTCACAAGATTTCCGCGAATTTAGATTAGCTATTGAATTTAACGCTGGCGTACAGGTTGCATTCCCTGATGAGGTAGTTCTTGGTGCCAAAGCCTAATTTCAATAGAGTTTAACTTTAAATAAGATTGAAATTATATGGCTTGTTTAATAACTATCGCTGGTATTACCCTGGATTGCGAAGCTTCGCTTGGTGGTATCAAACAGGTATGGATTACTCAGTACGATAATGTTAAGAGTGTAACTGTAGATGATGAGACTAATCAAATCTCAGCTATTACTCTTGAAGCAGATGCTGAATGGTATAATTACCAATTCCGCAAAGGTACTGGTTCTCTAACCTCAACATTGAACGTTGACGAAACTGCAGGAACCAACTATGTAAGTAATGAGCTTGCTCTTGTATTTACAAAGATGGAGACTAAGAAAAGAATCGAGATTGCTGCTCTTTCTATTGGACAACTTGTAGTTGTTGTAGAAGATTCTAATGGCAAATACTGGTTCTTAGGAAAAGATGACTATGTAAGCGCTTCCGCTGGTACGGGTGTTACTGGTACTGCAAAAGGTGATCAGAACGCTTATACGCTGACTTTAGCTACTGACTCTGAATCATATCCTTATGAGTTGAGTGCTGAAGCTATTCAAAGCGTTGTAGGTGCTTAATAACAGAAAGAGGGGCGAGTATTAATTTACTTGCCCCTTATTTTGTTTATGGACAGATAATTAACTATTTATATTTTATAGAAAATGGCTATTAAATATACAACACCAGAAGTAGCAAAGAATACAACTTCAAGAGATATTGAAGCTTTAGCTGCTCAAGAATGTAAATTACAGGAGAAATCTGTAGAATATACTCAGAATGCTGAGTTCGTTGTAACTCCAGATGAGGGTTATGATGGTATGTCGAAAGTAAATGTATCTGTTGATGTTGTTGTTCCTACAGTACAAGCTACTAAAGAGATTACAATTACATCTAATGGATTAATAGATATTTTACCTGATCCAGATTATGATGTTATGGAGAAAGTTGAAGCTACTATTAATGTGCCAACTTCTTCAACTTATGATATTACGCAAGCTGTAGTTAATTTATATAGGTTTACTGGAACGTCTGTTCCTGCAAATGTTGTAGGTTGAGAAAATTTAGTTGATGGAAGATATAAATGTCAAAGATCAAAAATTAAGGAGTTCACTATGCAATTGCCTAAATTAGAAGATGGCAGATATATGTTTACAGAATGTGATGATTTAACATCATTCACTATTCCAATGCCTGAATTAACAGATGGGTCTAATATGTTTAGCAGAGGTACCTTACCTGGATATAATAGCCTGAAAACACTTAATTTAGACGCTCCTAAATTAGTAACTACTACTAATATGTTTGGAGATTGCATTAGATTAACAGATGTAACATTAAACATTCCATCATACACATCTCAAGAAAGTTCAATAAATCCTATATTTTCAAAATGTGGTGGAATTACTAATCTTACAGTAAACGGTGAGCTTAGAGCAGGATTATATCTATCAGCAAGTACCAATCTTACTACTGATTCTTTAATGTCTGTTATTAATGCATTAGTTGATTTAACAGGGGAGAATAGCAAAACTTTAACATTAGGAGCTACCAATCTGGCAAAATTATCAGATGAACAGAAAGCAATAGCTACTAATAAAAACTGGATATTAGCATAATGGAACATTTACATATTGAAACTAGCATATTTATAAAGTTATACTCTGATGAAGGATATTTTATTACCTCATATAAAGAAGGTGATGATATTAAAGAGTATAGTGCATCAACTATTTTATATTGCCCTTTAACCTTTGATATATCTATTTATAGGGTTATTGATGCAGAAACAAATGAAAGATATTTAAAAGAACAAGAGGAATCTTATAAAAATAAATAATATGGCAAACGAAACTGAAAAGACAATTCTTCCTTATCTTAATATCCTTGAAGTCGAAACAATAGATAAGTCAAATGTGACTAAAGTTATTGTTATTGACAAGGATGATGAAGTTAAGGTTATGGATGGTTCTCAGTTAGCTACTAATAGCTATTTTGATCTTCAGGATAAACCTGAGATCAATAGTATTGAGTTAAATGGTAATATGACTTCGGAAGAGTTGGGATTAGCGTCATCTGAAGATATTGTTACTATTAATTCTGAGTTAGAGCAAATAAAGAGTACTATTCCAAGTGCTGAAAATATTGATAATCAGATAACTGAACGATTAGCTGATTATCCAACTAAAGAAGAGGTTACAACTGAAATTTCAGATGCAGTTGCCAATAAAGCCGATAAATCTGAGATACCAACAAAAACTTCACAATTAACTAATGATAGTGGGTTTATTAGTAGCTTAGATGGATATGCTACTGAAAAATGAGTTGAAGATAATTATCTTACAAAAGAAGCTACTGAAAGTGCATTAAATTCTAAACAGAATAAATTAAACCAAGGTGATGGTATAGTAATTGAAGAGAATACTATTTCTGCAGATTATAATACTATTCGTAACAAACCATCTTTAAATGGAACTGAATTATCTGGAGCAGCTTCAATCGTACCTGCCATTAATATTCAATCAGTCCCATCTAAAGTTACTTTAGCTCCTGTATTTGGTAATCAAACTGGAGAAGCAGTTGAACTTCCAATATATAATACAGAGACTAACCAAGCTGGTATTGTTAATGGTCCTCTATATGCACAATTAGCAGATAAATATACCAAAGCTGAAATTGATGCTTTAAATACAGCTATTAATAAAGAGATAGCTTCAAAACAGGAAACGCTTACAGCAGGAAAGAATATATCTATTATAGATAATGTAATCTCTGCTTTTGAGAATCATTTCTTACTTAATTTAGATGAGAATGATCCTGTAAGACAGAAACATATCTATGACTTTATTAGAACTAATCTGGACTTCTATTTATTCTGCCAGATTACATATAAAGGTGATATTATAGTTATTCCTGTTGCAACTATTGAGCATCCAGAAACTATTGATTTATATGGCTATTATTTCCAAGATAATGGTGTATTAGTAGTTATTAATGCAATCTTAGTAAATAATGGTAATATGACTGTTAAAGTTACTGAGGTTGATCTTACTAATAAAGGATATACTAAAGAAGAAGTAGATGCCAAACTTGAGGAAAAACAAGGAGTATTTGCTCCTCAAGCTCCATTAGCTTTTAATGGAGATAAGACTCAGTTATCTGTAGATTTATCTGGATACCAACCAGTTGGTGATTATGCAACTAACGATTCAGTTAATGAGGAAATTGAGACTCTAAGATCTTCTTTACAAAGTAAGATTGATGCAAAACAAGATAAAGGAGATTATGCTTTAAAGAGTGATATTCCAACTAAAGTTAGTGAGCTTACTAATGATTCTAACTTTGTAACTGAAACAGAGGTTTCTGGAGATTTAGCAGGTAAAGCAGATAAGACTTATGTTGATGAGCAGCTTGCTACTAAACAGCCTGTAGGAGATTATGCAACAAAAATAGAACTTGCAGGTAAAGCAGATTCTTCTGTAGTAGAATCTTTATCTACTCAAGTAGCAACTAATACTTCAGATATATCAATTATTAAAACAAAACAAGAAGAAGATGGAGATAAGATTGATTCTCTTGATAAAGAGATGGCTACTAAGCAAGATTTGCTTGTAAGTGGAACTAATATCAAAACAATCAATAGTCAGTCTTTACTTGGAGAAGGTAATATAGAAATTAAAAGTGGTTCTAATATTCCATTTCTATTTATAAATTCCATTACTCATCTTTCTGGAGATTTCGCTGCTGTTAAGAATGCTATAGCTAATAAAAGACCATTTGAGCTTTATTATGTAAATATTCTAGGTTATGGTGATATAGCAGCTCCAGAAGTATGTTTTGTTTCAGGAGAAAATATTCAAGCTACTTTCCATTTTGAAAGTACTACAGCTAATCATACTGTAGTTCAAACTACTATTACTCCAACTGGAGTATCAGCAGATACTAGTTATCATAGTTATCAAGAGCAACTAGTTTCTGGTACTAATATAAAGACTATTAATGGTGAAAGTATTTTAGGAGAAGGTAATCTTGAAATATCTGGAGGTGGAGGGACTACTGACTATACTCAGTTAACAAATAAACCTCAGATTAATTCTGTTGAGTTATCTGGCAATAAGAGTTTATCAGATTTAGGTATTCAGCCTGCTGGAAACTATATTGAAGCTGGAACTGGAACTCAACCTCAAATAAATACTATTACTGTTCTAACTCAAGCAGAGTATGATAGATTATCTACTAAAGATCCTAATACACAATATTTAATTGTAGAATAATATGAATATTAGAGATGATTTAAAGACATTTTATGTAGGTGACAGACAAGGTACTGCTATTTATGTTGGCAGTACCAAAGTCTGGCCTATCAATCCTTGTAATCCACAAATAGTTACAGTTGCTAATCCAGTTCCTCAAGGTACTACAATAGTTGATCCTTGTAGTTATGTATTTAGCAGTTATGATGGAACTATAAATGATATACAAAGGGATTGAATGGGTAGAGGATCTGGCCTTACTTCTACAGTAATTAGTTTTACTGCTGATTTAAGTGAATTAGCCCTTAATATAGATGGTGTACCTCTTTGTAGTATTATAGGTTCTGCTCAAACATATGCAGATGTAAAGTTAAATAGTGGAGATTTAAGTAGAAAAGGAGGGTTTTTTAAAACATCTCATTTTGATCTAAATAACCAGGAGATTACTAATCTTAATGAAGCATATGGAAGATGGGCTAGTGAATCTCAATTTTGGAATCAAACAATACATAGTGCCACTTTATCTAATGTTAAAATACCTACAACTACTAAAGAAGTGAGTGCAAATTATTTATTTATAGGAGTAAAAATAGATAATAATGATTTCTCTGTAATGAATAATTTTCAAAATCTTGTATTAGTAGATCCAAAATGGGCATTTGCAGAAACTGCTGATGGAGCTACTAATATAGATAATATAACGATTAATATTCCATTTAAAGGAGATTGTAATCATATGTTTCATAGAGCATTATATCTAACAACTATTCCAAGTAATTTTATCTTTACTGGAATTACAGATATAAGCTATATGTTTAGTACTTGTAGTAGATTAACAGCTACACCAGAAATAGATTGCCATCTTGTTACAGATTGTACTAGTTTTGCTGCAAATTGTCCAGAATTAGTAACTGTAGGAGCTTTAAATGGATTGGGAGAAGGTTTTAAAACTGCTAGTCTTCTATATTTTGCTCAATCTCCAAATTTATCTACGGATTCATTACAAACTATAGCAGAATCTATTGGTGAGTGTATATTTAGTGGTTCTGCTATATCCTTTAAATCTACTGCATATGATAAACTTACAGATGAACAGAAATCATTAATCGCTTCAAAGAATTGGAGCATAAATCGAGTTGCATAATTATGAAAATTGAAATTAAAGAAAAATATAAAGTAGTTAGTCCAGAAGAAGGTTATGTACTTACTAACTATAAAGAAGGAATGGATATTAAATCATATAATTCATTTACTGAATGTATCTGTCCTTTAAGTTGCGATTTAGAGCATCTATCAGAAGTCTCTTTAGATAAGGATGCTGAATATAAAGAATTAGCTATTAAAGCTTCTAAAGAGTATGAGGAATCAATAAAAGTTAGATAATTATGATTATACTTAAGAATACTAAAAATACACAAACTTTCTATGTAAGTAAGAAATGTGGTATCGAGTCTGGACAACTTCCTGTTGGTTCTTATACTAAGATTGAAGCAGATGAAAGATTCCAACCTAAAGGTAATTACATTTCTGAGGAGAAAGCAGAAGAGTTAATTAATACTAAAGTAACAGAAAGTATTGAAGATCAAGTTCCTCCTTTAGTAGATCAATCTATTGATGCTAAACTTGTTCCAATTAATACTGAGATTACTAATCTTAAAGGAGAAGTTGAGGAGTTAGAAACTTCTAAGATGGAAGTATTCCAAGCTAATCAACCTCTATCTTTACATAGAAATGGAGAAGGTTTGCAACTATCTGTAGATTTAAGTAATTATGCAACTAAAGCAGAAATTCCTGATACTAGTGATTTTGCTACTAAAGAAGAGCTTACAGCTGTAGAGAATAAGATTCCTGATGTATCTGGATTAGCTACTAAAGATGAAGTTGCACTTAAAGCAGATAAAAGTGAGTTATCAAACTATGTAACTACAGATGCATATAATACAAAGATGACAGAGTTAGATGGAGAAATCTCAGCAATTCAAGCTCAGATTGGTAATATTTCAACTACTCTTGATACAATTAATGGTGAAGTAATCTAATATGGCAAATACAATTTCTGATAAATTAACGTATCTTGAAGGTACTAAGAGTGCCATTAAAGATGCTATTGTAGCTAAAGGTGTTGCTATATCAGATTCCGATACCTTTAGAAGCTATGCAGATAAGATAGGACAGATTTCTGGAGGTGGTGGAGGAAAGGTTAATTTAAATGATTATGGATTAACATTTGCATATTCTAGTATGACACAAGAGCAATATAATAATATAGAATATTCTCTTCCAGATAATATAAATCATTGATTTGATGGGACTAATTTCATATCTACAATAGATATATCAAGTCATATTGATCTGTCTAAAGTATATGACGCATCATATGCCTTCCAAAACACATATAATATATATATTGATAATATAAGAACTAGTGTTGGGAATTCGTACACATTTTCTGGATTTCAAGGCATACTAAATAATTTAGAATTAATTAATACCTTATCCTCTAGTTGAAATTATGCAACAAGAACATTCTTTAATGCTTCTAATTTACCAACTACTTTAAAAGTGATAAATGAAGTTGATACTGGTGTATCATCTTTACAATTTTTCTTTTATTCTGTTAGCAGTAATGTTCCTGAAATTGAAGTTATTAATGGACAACTATCTTTATATTATTACTTTAGTTCATATAATGAGGGTGTTACAACAGTAGGAAAAATTAAATTAAATAATTGCACATTAACAGAAGATCTAAATAAAACTTCAATATGTGCATTTGCTAATACTACTGTTACTTATTTTGGGGGTGTTGAAGGAGCTGATAAAAGTATGAATTTAGCAAATTTTAGAGCACTAAATAGTCAATCAGTAACTGATATTATTACAAATGTTAGTGATTTAACTGGAAAGGATACCAAAACTTTAACTTTTTATACTAACGTTTATAATGCACTTACTGAGGAACAGAAATCATTAGCCACATCTAAAAACTGAACTTTAGCAAGTTCAAACTAATTGTCAGTTTTTATTTTTTCTTAGTACTTTGAGTGAGTAAAAAACTTGACATTAAAGGAGGCTTAGGTCTCCTTTAATTATTTTAATACATTAGTAAATTAGTTTATATTTTAAGAAAAAGATATGTAAAACTAATGTAAATTGCTGTAAAATATGAATTATACTTTATTAATGCAAAATACAACTACTAAAGAAGTTTATACATTTAATCTTGAAAATCAGAATTATTCTGAGAATATCTACTATAAGTTTGATATTACACTTCAAGAAGGAATGAGAGACGGTGAATATCAATATATTTTATTTACTAATCCAAATAAATTTCAAGTTATAGTTGATGTAAACAATCCATTTAGATCAGAGTTATATGGCAATCCAGTTATTCTGGTAACTTATGAAAATACTCTTACTACAGGAACACAGATATTAGTTGCTGGTAAACCTATACCTATATTGGGAACAGGATTAATAAGAATTGGAGATTATCAGAATAATAAATACCAATACGATAAACAAAACAAATATACGGCTTATGAGCGAAAATAAAACAAAAGTACAATTAAGTGCAATTGATCCAGTAATTGTATCAAACATCGTATTGCCAGTAGAAGGTAAAGTTAGAGGTAAGGACTATATTTCTTGGGGTGAAGATAATCGCTATCCTGTATATTTATGGGATTTATATTTAAATGTAGCTACTCTTCAATCTATCATTAATGGGACTGCTGACTTTATTGTTGGTAATGATGTTATATGTAATGCACCAGGATTTGAAGTAACTGTAAATAAGAAAGGTGAAACTATTATGGATATTATGCGTAAAGTATCTAAAGATAAGATGATTTTTGGAGGATATGCTTTACAAATAATTAGAGATATGTTAGGTAGAGTTTCAGAAATATACCATCTTGACTTTATGAAGATTCGTTCTGATGAAAAGAATGAAGTATTCTATTATGCTGATGATTGGTCTGCTTGGTCTATTAAAGCTATCAAATATCCAAAATTTAATTATTCAGACGATAATCCTACAAGCGTTGTTTATAATAAGGGCTATATAACAAGAAAAGTATATCCAGTCCCTGTTTATGGTGCAGCTATCTTATCTTGCGAAACTGAGAAGAATATTAATGAGTTCCATCTAAATTCTCTTCATAATGGATTTATGGGCAATCTTATCATTAACTTTAATAATGGACAGCCTACAGATGAAGTTAAAGAAGAGATTGAGATGAATATTAATGAGAAATTCTCAGGATTTCAAAATGCTGGCAGAGTTCTTATTTCATATAATGATGATGAAACAAATAAGACTACTATTGAGCGTTTAGACTCTGATGATTTTGATGAGAAATATAGTGCTTTATCTGATAGGACAAGAGAACAGATATTCTGCGCATTTAGAGCTAATCCTAACTTATTTGGAATAAACTCTGATTCTACTGGATTTAATGAGCAAGAGTTTAATTCATCATTTAAACTATATAATAGAACGATGATTAAACCTATGCAAAAAGATATTTGTGATACATTTGACAAAATCTTTGGTATGAAGAATTCTATCACAATTACCCCATTTAGCTTAGATACAGCTGATTCTAAAATAGTTGAATAATATGGAACAAATGGATTTTAGAAATGTACTTCTAATTAGTGAAGATTATATCAAATCTGAATCTAATTTAGACAATAATGTTTCTGGCAAGTATCTTCAATCAGCAATTAAGTTGGCACAAGATGTAGAACTTCAGTCAACTATTGGTACTAAGCTATTGGAAGCATTACAAAAGAAATGTATTAATTGGATTGATCCTCATACCCCAGTTCATCCAATAGAGCCTCCTGAGCCACTTCCAAGTGATTCTATTGATGATTCTGATAACTACAGATATAAAGAGCTATTAGACTATTATGTTCAGCCTTATTTACTTTATCAAGTACTTAGCGAGATAGTAATTCCTATATCTTATAAGCTTGGTAATTTTGGAGTTATGAGAACTGATGATGAGAAAGATATTGCTGCTGAAGCAAGTCAAGTAAATCAAATTAAGAAGTATTATAGAGATAAGGCGGATTTCTTTAAGACTCGTTTACAGGACTTTATAATTACATATTATAATGAATTCCCTGAGCTTTATACATATAAGCCATTAAAGGATATGTTTCCCAATCTTTATTCTAGCTCATCTTGCAATATTTGGCTTGGTGGAGCAAGAGGTAAGGGATGGAGCATTAAACCTGGAGAGGGACCTCTTCAAAGAGCTTATGATTTCCCTTCAAGTAATAATAAAAAGAGTAAGTAATTATGACCTACTATGAGATAATTAGCAATTTAAAAGCTTGTGCATTAGAAGAGCCAAACATCAATTTTGTAGGAAGTAAAGATATTTATGAGTTAAATAGCTTACCAACTATTGAGTATAATGTGTTCTATATAACACCTAATACTTTTAGTGTAGATGAAGATACTATTACTTACTCTTTAAACCTATACTTCGTATCAAGATGGGATGAGACTGATAACAACCAATTGGAGGAACAGTCAGCAGGTATGCTTGCACTGCAAAATATAATTAATCGTTTTAATAACCTATATCCAGAAGTTGAAATAGCTTATCCTTTAATTTATACTCCATTCTATCAAAAGTTCAAAGATATTACCTGCGGAGTGTTTGTTAGAGCTGATTTCCAAGTTGACAACACACTGGGTTTATGTCAAGACAGTATGTAATGGAAAATAAATTAAATTGGTTTGGTAAAGTATTAGAATGGGTTGATAAATATGGATTACTAAAGATATTTAAAGCAGGGATTGGATTAATATTTATATCCTATGTAATGGTTATTACACTTAATCCCTCTATTGTTTATAATAAGGTTGTAACCTATATTGAACAAACTCACAATTCTAAAACTATTGCAAGAAATGAAGCAACTTTGAAGATTAAATATAAGCTTAAAGAATTGCTTCAAAGTACCAATGCTGATAGAGCTTGGGTTATTGAATATCATAATGGAACTACTGGATTAGGAGGACTTCCATTTACTTATGGAGTAATGAATGCAGAGGAAGTAAAACCAGGAATAAGATCTGTAAGTAGCCATTATAAAGACTTCCTGTTATCTGACTATACTTCAATTATAGAGTTTTCTAAGAATGATGGATGGTTTGGTAATATAGATAGTTTAGAAACAGATGATCCAAGATTATATTATGCATTTAAATCCAACGGAGTGAATGAAATAGCAGTATTTTATTTAAAGACTGAGGATAAAGATATTGGCATTTTAGGTTTATCATTCTGTGATACACCTATGCCTTATGATACTTGAGTACATCTAAGAAGAGCTGGAATACAGATAAGTATAATTTTAAATAAGATGTAATATGAAATATTGGTTAAAATATGTAATAGTAGTTGTACTATTAATGATTGCATTTTTGTTAATTAAAGTAATTCCTTTTTGGATTACTATTAGTTTAACGTTATTTGGAGCAGTGTGCTATTTTATTTATCTTTATAAACTGCATAATTCATATAAATAATGAAGTATTTCACACTCGAAGAATTAACAAGATCTGATACTGCTTCAATTAAGCATATAAATAACACTCCAGATGAGAGTATAACAGAGCACCTGATAGAGTTGGTCGAGAAGCTTTTAGACCCAATAAGAGAGAGATGGGCAAAGTATTGTGATGACAATCAGCTTGGCAATGCAGGCATCAGGATTTCCTCTGGTTTTAGGAATAAGGAGCTTAATAAAGCAGTGGGAGGATCTTCAACTTCTGCTCATTTAACAGGGTATGCAGCAGATATATCTCCAATTAATGGTAATATGAAAGTATTCCAAAGTTGGATTGCTGAAGCTATTGAAGAATTAAATTGAGACCAGTTGATATATGAAAAGCCTAAGAATGGTATAGCAAGTTGAATACACTTGGGATTAAAGAATAAAGACGGAATGCAAAGACGACAGAAATTTACTATTATATAATTATGTTTTACTATTGTTATAAAATTTATTTAACTGCTGGCTCATTGAGAGGAAAATATTACATTGGTAAGCGTATTTATAAAGGAAAAGACCCATATAAAGATCCATATAAAGGTTCTGGTAAAATTATTAAGAACTACTATAAAAGATTTCCTAATGCATATAAAAAAGAAATAATTGCATTCTGTAATGATTCAGATGAATTATCTAAAAAGGAGTATGAATTAATAGGAGATAAATGGGAAGTAGATCCAATGTGTTTAAACTTGAAGCCAGGAGGTGAAGGTGGCAACTATGGAATAAAATTTTCTCCAGAATGAAGAAAGAAACTATCAGAATCAAATAAAGGTAAGAAACATTTATATAGTTTGCCTTGGAAGATTAGTAATGAAATTCATAATAAGAAAAGATGTAAAAAGGTTTTACAATATGATTTAGAGGGAAATTTTATTAAGGAATATGAAAGCTGTACTGAAGCGGCTAATGCAGTAGGAACTGATAGAGGAGCCATTAGTAGAGTATGTAGTGGATTAAAGCAAACATCTAAAGGATACATTTGAAAATACGCTTAAACAGAAATAGGAGGGTTTATGCCCTCCTATTTTCATTTATTCCATTATCTCAAATAATTTCTCATCTTTAGGTATTAATTCTCCAGTTTGTAAATCTACTAAGAATTTACTATTTTCTGGTATTACATATACATAATACACTCCATTTATACATACTTTATAGGTTTGGTATTTCATATTAGTCAATATATGTTGCGTTAGGAATCTCTGGTTTTTCTTCTACTTCTTCCCAAACTAACCCTTTGTTTTGGTTCTCTAATTGAACTATTCTATATTCTAGTTCTTCAAGCTTTTTAAATAAAAAATCATCCATAATTAATCAAATTTTGAAATAAATGTAAAATCTCTTTGTGCTAATACTCTATCTATAATATCTCCTAATTTCTTAGAATTCTCTTTAAATTCATTCATTCACTTATCAAACTCCTTAATAGTATCTTCTGACTTTTTAAGAGTTTCTTTAATATCCGCAATTCTATTTAAATATGAATCTTGGTCTAATAATAATGTATCCTTTGCTTCTAACATCCTTTTCAGTTTTAGTTGATTTTCTAACTTCAAAATAGTGTTCAATATCTGTTGCCTTTGCAGTTTTCTTTATACCTAAAGTCTTATATACATCAGCAATCTTATTCTTCAATAAAGCTAAATTGTAGAACATACCATTCTGAATATCTCTTGTAAGTAATTTGGCAACCTTATTTGGCATATTTTTATCTGATATTTTAACAAGCTCCTCTTTAATATCTTTAATGCAATAACCCAAAGTTGCCATTCTTTCAAATCCCAGTTTATTAATTGCATCATTTAACCAAGGATATTTAATTAGAGCTTCATTTAATATAGGAGTTCCAACTTTAAATTTAGTTTCCCATTCAGCTCTTACATCTTTAATAAGCTCCTGAAATGACTTACTAGGAGCTTCAAGGTCTATCTTAATAGATTTATCTTCACATTCAGCAACCTTTATAAAGCCATTCTTTAGATATTCATTAGTAAGATTAACTCTTACAGAGTATAAACCTCTTGCAACCTTAAAATTGAATATATCTACTTTAGCCATATTTGGGTCAAATTCAAAGGTATAATCCTCATTAATTTGAATATATGTGTCACTTGTAAAGTCTGTAATCTTCTTACGAGCTACTTCTGGAAGCTGATTATATGATTCAACTGCAATCTTTGTTTCTTCAATATTCTTTAATGTATTATTTTTAAATGTATCATAATCTATCTCTGCATATCTTGTGGCTGAATAAAGATGAGTAATCCAATTTAAATATTTACTATTTCTAATTCTACCAGCAATCTGTTGAATTGAAGTAGATATATCTAAAAGAGTCTGAGCTTTAGAGGAATCACTAACTACAATAATTCTTCCATTTTCATCATAAATATCAGAACCTTCAAATACAGTAGAAGTCAACAAATTAATCTTCTTAGGTTCATCATTTACTGAAGAATTCTGAATTGGCAGTTTAGTTCTATTATTCTTAGAATATACTACTCTTGTGTTATCTGCTGTAAGTTTAGCCTTTAAAATAAGATTCTTTATAAAGTCAACAGAGTTAACAAATATATAAGCATTACCTTCAACATTCCCACTTAAAAATCCATTTATAAGCTTAATTGTGGAAGCTTCTACATTCTTGCATTTAACAGTCTGAACTTTAGTCTCAATAACATCATCCCATTCTTGTCTTACTAATGGCAGTTTAGACAATTCATCTAAAACAAATTCATCTTCTAATGGAGTTGCAGTCATAAATGTATATTCTTTAAATAGACTATATGTCTTTAATACATCTTTAATTGCATCTCTTCTAAGACTATATTGATTAAATAGTATATGATATTCATCAATTAATAGGCTATAATCTTTAGGATTTACCGCTTCTATTACTTTATAAAGAGAATTATAAGTAACAATGATTTTAGGGCATTTAACTGAAGATATATAAGCTTCAATATCTGTCTTAGTAACACCTTGATAAACTCCAAAAATAGGCTCTTTACGTCTTTCATTAGGATATTGAGCAAGTTTATTCTCAACTAAACTTACAAATGGAACACATATAACATAAGGCTTATCACACTCTAAAGCCATTGAAGTTCCACCACATCCTACTTTACCTTTGTCAAATAAGCAGTTAGTAGGTAATTCATTGATTAAATTATTTAAATAAGTTTTCATAATAGTAATTTTTAATAAGTTAATAAATTTTATATGTAACTTTTTTTATTTATCTTACTACAAAATATTAGTAAAAAAGTTACAGTAAAGGTTAAAATTAAACTGGGAATTAATCCCAGCTCAATTTTCAATATGGAAGTAGTTTTAGTTTGATAGT